CTCAAAACCGCCCAATCTTCCGGGAAAATCGCCGGATTCCGGGGAATTCCGTGGCGGGAAAAAATTCCACCAGACCAAAATAAATCCCCTACAGGAACCCTGCCATACCTAAAAGCAGGCGCTACGCTCCAGCCCACTCACCATTTGGGGGATGAAATGATCGAACTGAACCTGCTCAGCGACGAAGCGGATCGAAACCAGGAATCTCCAATCGTGATCCGCCACAAAAATGGCGGGGATAACGGGCTGTCAGGGTACTACTGGGTAGACGCTCCAATGCCACGCCAGGTCTACGGCAGCGAAGCCGAAGCCCTCGCAGCAGCCCGGAAGGCACTCATAGACATACTTTGAATGGACGCCGCCAAGTCGCTCTACCACTCGAAATAGGGATCGTCGAAGAGATCGCAATGCGGCGCGCTCGCTGCAAGCGGGGTGGGGCCGTAACCGGTAAAGGCGCACCGCCGCGCCAGCCAGGGGGTGGTGATTGGATGCAGGAAGTCTTGCTGTAATGCGGGCGTTAAGCCGTGGCCGAAATCGTGGAGTTCGTTGTTTTCGTGCCAATTCTCTCGTGTGGTGAAACCACGACATGTGAGAAGGGAGCCCACCCGCCCCGTTACCAGAATCGTGTATTCCTGGATCTGTTTCTGTGAAATTATCAGCCATCCATTCGCGTAGCGCGTCGACTTCACCGAAATCGCCAGGCCGTCGGCCAACAACACGTCTACACCACCGTCTGTACCCCATAAACCCAGATCCGCAAAAACGGGTTCCGGGTCGACGGAGAACCATAAGTGCGCCGCCCATTCCGCAGCGATGCCTAACACAGAATTGCAATACTGGTTTTCTTTGTCGACGACCGACGGTGCCTTGCCGTTCGCGTGATTCTGGTTGCGCAGCTGCGCCGCCTCTTCACACCGCGCCCACCCGCTGGCATCAAACTCCATCGTCAGGTACGGGTTCATGTGTTACTCCCTCAGGGCGTCGATCGCATCGCAGTAACGGTCGATCTCTCCCACAAACGTCTCTAGATGTGGCGCAATGGGCCGCACGACTTCCAGTTCGTCGATCGCCTCTACTGGCGCGACCGGGCAGGGCGGCGGTTTATTTGTCCACAGGCTTGCGCACCCGGCGCTTAGTGCGAGCACGCATCCGAGCGAGCAGCTCATCGCCCTTCGCCGCAGGTTGCGCGAGAATTTCATCGACTTCATCACGCTTCTTGGCTCCCTTTTTCAGAATTTTGGCCCAGACCTGATCGCGAAACGCACCCTTGACGACCACGGCCACGATGACGAGCCCAATGCCAGCCGCAAGGTAGATCGCCGCCGTGATCGCCGTGGCGTAGTCCATCAGGGCACCACCACCGCGGCCGCCTTGTTCGGGATCGCATAGACGGCGATAGCGGTCAGCCCAGTGGACAGAGCGAGCTGTAAGCCGGGTGCCGTGATCTCGACCAGACCAATCTGGTGGAGAAGCGGAATCAGCAAAGGAGCCAGGAGCGCTGCTATTGTCTTTGCGAACGGTGCCAGCATTGCCATCATGGTGTCGTACCTCCAAGCAGTATAAAGCGGGACGAGATCGCCCCTGCGGCCACGAATACCCAGAACACCCCATTGTCCAGCAACGGGTCCCACCACATACGGGAACCGTCCTCTGCCTGTAATCGTTCGCGCCGGGTCCAGTAACAGCCAGAGCCGGCCAGCATCACCGCCCCGCTGATCCAGCCAGCTGTTACCCCTAGCTGACCAAACCCGGTCAGCGTTGCCATACCGAGCGGTGCAAACCCGGTCAAAAACCCCCAGAACGCGTGCCCCGTCTGGTCTAGAAGCTGCTTTTTGATCTCTTGTTCCAGCGTTAGCGGCGTTTTACTCACTTAGAACACCCCTGATAGCACTCGCGGAGCGCAGCCATGCAGCTCTTCAGCTCGTCACGGATTAGCTCGTTCGCGGCCTGCGTCTCGTCGTTGGACACCGCGATCTTGGCCACCTCTGCCTTGGCTGGCTGCACGATGCCAACAAATGTCCCGATGTTCGTTCCACTCGCGGCCAAGATCCCAACGATCGCGTACTTGATCCAATCCGGCATATTTTCCCCGTTCTTCGTGAGCGCCACTCGGCTTTACCTGGCTTTGCCGCCAGCCATGAGTTGCTTCTCGATCATGTAGAATCGCCTTTCCTCGTCTTGAATGTGCTTATCAAGGGTTAACGCGACCCTTTCGGTCGCTACCGCCATTGCGCTTATCTTGGCTTCTACATGCCCGGCATGACGCCCGAGCATGACCAGTCCACGGCACGCGACCAGCAGCAGTCCAATCAGGCTGCCCAACTCGATCAGCTGGGCAGCGGTTATGACATCTGTTCCCATCAAGATCCCCCACATGGGTACTCCCCACTCTTGAGAGGTTACCTGCGCAGTCGCTCGATTGGCCATCGATACCCCAGGACCTGCTCGACTGGGAAGGATTTGATGCACACCCGGTTGGACTGGTTGCCGGCCAGCAGGTCTACGAACCCCGCTGTGATGCCCACCAGTAAGCCGACATGGCCGGTCGCATCTATCACTTTCGGACCGGGTTGGTTCTTGCCGCCGCGTTTGGTCACTACTATGCAGCCGTGTGCGGGATGCGAGAGCGAAATGCCCCACCGGAGATACGATCGTGCCCGCGCTGAATTCGTAGACTGAAAGCCCGACTCGATCAGCCAAGTACCAGTCGAGGACGCGCACCACGCAATCTCGTCTGTCGTGGCGTGTAGCGTCGTATTGGCGTGATATTCCAGGATTCGCCAATGATGCTGGTCACCACCACGGATCTCCAGTACGCCGAGTTCCATGTCGCGCCGCGCGCCCAGCAACCAAGGCGGTTCGTAAGCCATTACCAGGACCCCCTTCAGTACAGGACAGGCAGGGTTTGGAATACCCTGCCTGTATTGTACCTTGGCCGCGGTATCCTGTAATTATTACATGATCGGACAGAAGGCGGGTGGCAAGCCGTTTATTTGCTCCCGGCGAACCATCCGCCTTCATTTTTTCCGAGGGGATCAAACATGAAAGAGAAAATCAGTCGCCAGATGGCAGGAATCGGCAATAACAACATTCCCGAGAACCACATCGACTCGCACAAGATGGTGGAGTCGCACTACCGCGAGTGCGGGGTCGACCTGCCGTTTATCGACGTCACGCGCATGTCCGGTGAAGAGACGGCTGTCGGAAACATCGAGTTCGATCATCCAGGCCCGGATGTCCTGAGCGAAGGACCGATGCCTGTAGCCGGCAGCAGCGAGCTGTATCCGAGAGAGTATTGATCGGAGGGTGATATGGCTGAATCGCGCCAGGTCAAGAATTACCGAGAACTAGAACTGGTCGACGACGCGGAATATGACTCACAGTCAGACCTCTCGATGGACAAAGATGGCGGTAGAGAGCGAACCAGCTCGCGCTCGAATTCCGTTGCGCTCGATGACCATACCCAGGGTGACGTCTACTCCGCGCAGACCTCGCCTGATGTGGTGCATAACCCACAGATAGACGCACTCGAGCTGTCGCGGCACCGAGCTGGTGACATTGAGGGCTCTTGGGACCAATTTACGTCCGCTGGGGCGTATGCGGCCCGTTCAGCCGGTAGAGCCGTGTCAGATGTGGCAGTGAGTGGTTATGACTACGCAGATGACATGGCGGACTGGGCGACCAGTCCAGCAGCCCGCGTGATCGGCGAGGACTTCGCATCCGCTGGGCTTGACGCAGCGGCCATCATGCTGCGCGAGTTCCCCGGCTTCGTTTCGGACCGCATGGACGACACGGGGGACATTTTCAACAAGTTCATCGATCGCCAAGCCGTCGGTTTTGTCAGGGCTGTGTCAGAGAACAGCGCCGCCTACGAGGAGGGCCTGGACGAACGGTTCTGGAGTTCTATGGATGGGCGCAGCAAGGCTTTTCGCGAAGCCATGAAATCTGACCCAGACAAAAGCCGGGAGCATCGGCTGGAACGAGCAGGCGAGTTCGGGCTGACCCGCGATGCGCTCTTGGCTGAAGCGGGCGCAAACGGCCAAGGCGCCCTGGATCAAGCCAGCGAATACCTCGACTCCCGCGCCGAACAAGCGAAATCGGTGTCATCAATGGAATCATCATGGAAGAGAATATTTGACGACGAAGGCGTCTTCCGTGGTGCCTCTGACCGCCAAGCCGAACGGTACGAAGAAACATATAAGCGATCGCGGGAAGCCTTGGCCAACCACAAACGGGACATGGCAGACCGCGCCAAGAAGCAAAACGAATTTGCCAACTCCAGACCTGGTCCGCCTAACACGCGCGCCCACTACGAGCACTTGATCCGAGCGGCCTCCGATCAGTGGGGGGTGCCGACCGACCGGATTGCCGCGATTGCCCACACGGAATCGAGATTCCGCCCTCTAGCGATGTCGGATAAGGGTGCGAAAGGCTTGATGCAATTCATGCCAGGAACCGCCAAGCAATACGGCCTGGACGACCCGTATGATGCGGCCACATCACTCATGGCCGCCTCGCATTACCTGCGTGACCTGTACGACCGGTACGGCGACTGGGACGTGGCAACCGCTGCCTACAACGCTGGGCCGACGGCCATTGATGCAGCGGGCGGTGAGATTCCAAATTGGCCAGAAACACAGAATTACGTCAAGAGTGTCAACTCCTACATGGAGACATCCCAAATGAAACGGGACAAGTAATGGCCGCAAAGAAGAAAACGAAGGTTCGGAAAGGTGCTGGCGCATTTGCAGACCAGGACACTCTGCGCGGAGAGAAGAATCGTTATGGAAATACCAACCGCGGCGGGGATCCCGCTGGTGGGCGGGCTGGCACACTGATGGGTCATCACCCCCGCGAGGAAAAGGCGCGTGAAAAGAAGCTGCGCGAAGGCGAATCTGCGTCAAAGGCGCGCACTGCGAAGAAGAAGGCCGTCGATCGAACTCAGCGAGAGAATGAGTTGATGGGGAAGTTTAAGTCGCTGGGCTTACGGGCCAAGCGGCGCAACCCGTAGGGTGAGCAATGGCTTCGGACCTGATGTCAGACAAGGATCTTGTCAGTGCCTTCGAGAAAGGGCTGCAAGAACACGTCCGCGAGCCGGCGCAAAAACACAGCTCGGAAGCCATCGGAACGCTTGCCAAGCTGATGAAGAGTTCGGCAACACCGCCTAACGTCCGGCGTCAGTGTGCGCAGGATCTGCTCAGCCAGGGATGGGGTCGCCCGGATGCGCGGGAAGATACGAGCGGGCAGCGCACCGTGCAGGGATTGACGATCAACATCATCCGGCTTTCCGATGGAAGCTCGGAGCAGATTTCACTCGACATCGAACAGGCTATGGAGATCGCCGCCTCGGTTGATTCCATGGCCCAAGAACCCACCAAGGAGATCCCTGTGAACGCCCCCAAGTACGATGTAGACGAACTGTTTCCCGGAGGTAAGCCGTGAGTTCAGGCGGACCCAGAATGGGAAGCGGCCGACCCACGCATAATCCCATATGCCGCAGTCAGCAGATTCGCGTAATGATGACAGAGGTAGAATTCGAGGACATCAAGCTGCTGGCAGACCAGTGGGAGATCCCGATCGCCACGGCTGCGTACGGTGTATTCGCTGAAGGGCTCTGCAAGGTTCGCGGTGGAAGGGGCAGGCCGGTCAGCCCGGAGAATCTCGTGCTTGCCGCGGCGCGCTGCCTCGCCCAGCATGACGGCTCGATGCAGTCGACCAAATTCAGCCAGGGCACCAAACCAACTGCTGGCTGATGGAGTTCGATGTCCCCTACAACTGGAGGCCCCGTGAGTACCAAGAAGAAGCATGGACCGCGCTCGAAGCCGGGGCCAAGCGGGCAGCCCTCGTCTGGCACCGCCGTGCCGGCAAAGACCTGTTCGCCATCAACTGGTGTGCCACCCAGGTATTTCAGAGAGTCGGACTCTACTGGCACATCCTTCCGACTTACACCCAAGGACGTAAAGTGGTTTGGGAAGGAAGAACGCGGGACGGCAGGGCTTTCCTCGATCATTTTCCCGGAGCAGATCCCAGACTGATCGGGACCGAGAACAACCCGATCGTTCGCAAGCGCGAAGATACAATGGGCCTGTGGTTCGCGAATGGCTCCACGTACCAAGTCGTCGGCGCTGACGAGCCGGACCGACTGGTGGGCGCAAACCCCGTCGGGGTGATTTTCAGCGAATGGTCGATTATGTCACCCGAGGTCTGGGAACTTTTACGTCCAATTCTCGCGGAGAACGGCGGATGGGCGGTTTTCATTTACACGCCGCGCGGGCGCAACCACGGCTACCGCACCCTGAAGATGGCCGAGAAGAGCCCGAACTGGTTTGCCCAGCTGCTGCGCGCGGACCGCACCAACGCGATTTCCGAGAGCATCATCGATGACGAGCGCTCCGAGGGAATGCCAGAAGAGATGATCCAGCAGGAGTTCTACTGCTCCTTTGATGCCCCGTTGGTGGGCGCCTACTACAGCGACCAGATGGTCGCGATGACGGAATCACCCGATCCTTTCAATCATCGCATCGGCAGTGTCCCGTGGGAGCCGTCGCTTCCCGTCACTACCGCATGGGACCTCGGCATGGCCGACGCCACGTCGATATGGTTTCACCAGCGCGTGGGTGGCGAGAACCGGCTTATCGACTACTACCATCACAGCGGTGTCGGCATAGAGCACTACGCAAAAATCCTGTTCCAGAAGCCGTACGTGTACGGCGAGCACCTCGTTCCGCACGATGCGATGGTCCGCGAGCTGGGCACAGGCCAAACGCGCGTCGAGCGTGGTCGCAAGTACGGACTGCAAATGCGCGTCGTGCCGCGTATCGCACTGAGCGATGGGATCAATGCCGTGCGTTCACTGCTGCCTACCTGCTGGATAGATGAAGTTAAATGCAAAGACGGGATCGAAGGGCTGCGCCAGTACACAAAAGAGAAGATTTCCGATTCGGTTGGCGTCAACGGGGAGGCGCTTTTCCGGGACAAGCCGTACCACAACTGGGCATCACATCCCGCCGACGCGCTCCGGACGCTCGCGGTGGGTATGCGAACCGCCCGCGACGTCAACCAGATTACCTATCCGAAGATGGCGATCGTATAATGTCGAAGTCGCTCCCCCAGCTGATACGTGACCTTTCAGTGTCGAATACGGATCACGAACACCGCATAGAGTCGCTTGAAAAGAAACTGGAATTCCTCGCATACAAGTATGCCGCTCCGTCCACCCAAAATGGCCGACGGCTACCACCTACTGAGCGACCGCAAGTTCTGAAAGAGCTGAATCTCGGACGAGATCCAGCGGGAGCATAAGAGATGGCAGTAGGACCCTACGAAGGCGAGAACTACGTCTACGACCAACCTGACGATTCGGGCGGTATTATTTCCGCGAATCATCCGTTGCTGCTCGTCAATGAATCCCATGCGCTCGATGAAATGCAGGTCAAGAGCATTCTTGCGCACGAGATCGAGGATGCACTGGGCGGACTGGGTTCACAGGTAGCAGAGGAGCGCCGCCGCGCGCTTCGCATGTACTACGGCCGGCCATTCGGTAACGAAGTAGAGGGTCGCTCGAAGGTCATTCTCACCGACGTCGCTGACACGATCGAGTGGATCTTGCCTTCGTTGATGCGGATGTTCACTGGCAGCCAGTACATCGCACGGTTTCTACCGAACAAGCCAGAGGATGTGGCCATCGCCGAGCAGGCCACGGAGTACATCAACTCGCACTTTATGAATGAGTGCCGCGGGTTCCAGGTTCTGCACGACTGGTTCAAGGACGCACTGCTCGAAAAGAACGGGATCACCAAGACATACTTTGAAACGCGGTACGAGCCAAAGGTGGAAACCTACCGCGGTGTGTCGGTCGCTGGCATCATCAAGATACTCGAAGACCAGGAATACGTTCCTGTCGCGTTCGACGATCGCGGCGATGGGACGTATGACCTGCGCGTGAAAAAGGCGATCGCTATCGGCATGATAAAGATCGACCTCGTTCCGCCGGAAGAGTTCCTGATCGCGCGGCGCACCATAGAGTTGAACGATTACACCGCGTTCTCCGCGCACCGCAAGAAGGTGACGGTTTCCGATCTGATCTCGCTCGGGTTCGATCCCAAGATCGTGATGACACTGCCAAGCGATGACTCTCCGGAATACTCCGAGGGTCGCACCGAGCGCCTGAGTGAGGACGAGACATTCCCGGTCACCACTGCGGAGCGCGCGGACCCAGCGTCACGCGAAATCTGGACGACCGAGTGTTATATCAGGCTGGACGAAGATGGCGACGGCTACGCGGAGCTGCGTAAGATCATCGTTGTCGGAGAGCAGTCGATCTCGGTGTTAGAAGACATGGAGATCAACTGGAATCCATTCACGTCGATTACTCCGATCCCGATGCCTCACAAGTTTTTCGGGCTGTCAATTTCGGATCAGGTGTCGGATCTTCAGGTCATCCGCTCGACGCTATTGCGACAAATGCTCGACAATATGTACCTTGTGAACAACGGCCGATACGAAGTGGTCAACGGCGCCGTGCAGATCGACGATCTGTTGACCTCCCGTCCGGGCGGTATCGTAAGGGTGGACGCACCGGGCATGGTGAACGCACTTCCCACCCAGCCGTTCAATCAGTCTTCTTTTGGGCTGATGGAATTTCTCGAAGGCGTCCGGACCATGCGGACTGGCGCCGGGATGCACAACCAAGGGCTGGACGCCGCGTCGTTTGCCAACACGACGGCTACTGGTGTTTCCCAGCTAATGAGCGCCTCATACGCGCGCATAGAGCTTATCGCCCGTATTTTCGCCGAGGGCGTCAAGGAACTCTTCCGCAAGCAGCTGCTCTTGATGGTCGAGAACCCCGTCAAGCGCGAGGTCATCAAGCTGCGCGGGAAGTGGGTCGAAATCGACCCGTCTTCCTGGAACACCAATATGTCCTGTGAAGTGCAGGTCGGGCTGGGTGTCGGTCAGGCTGGCGAGCGAATCCAGCACTTGAGCGGGATTCTGGAGTTGCAGGCCGCGATGCAGTCGCGCGGGCTCGACATCGTCAGCCAGCAGAATGCGTACAACACCGCGGTCAAACTGGTCGAAGCGATGGGTTTGCGGAACCCGGAGATGTATTTCACGGACCCGCAGGACAAACCGCCGAGCGAGAAGCCCAACCCGGAGATGGAAATCGAGAAGCTGAAGGCGCGACAGAAAGAAGAAGAGTCGAAGCGTCGCGAGCGTGACAACCAGAAGGAAATCATGCTGGGTGCGGAAAAGGTCAAGATCGCACTGCTCGGAGACAAGGAGCTGGCGACGTTCCGGCACCTGGAACTAACACAGCAGGCCACGTTGGAGCGGGAGCGCCTGGCGACACAGGAGCGAGTCGCGAAAATCCAAGCAGACGCTTCTGAAGCGATTGCTCGCCTGAACGCAGCGCACAGGAGTAATGGCGATGGATGAAGAGCTGGAAATGGCGCGTGGGCGACAGGCAGCGCAGGTCATGAATAACCCAATGCTACAGGAAGCCCTGTCTACCATCGAGTCAGACTGTGAAAGGTCTTGGAAAGAATCCTCTTACGCCGAGCACGACAAGAGAGAGGCGGCATACCGCATGATGCAAGTCGTTCGGGCTTTCCGTTCCACGTTGACAACGGTTTTGCAGACCGGCAAGATGGCCGCAATTACCGAGTCCGAACGGCAAGATACCGCATCCAAGGAGCGAAGGTTGAGAGAGTGGGATGGGAGCAGCGAGTCCTCCGCAGCTAAACAGTTCGCTACTAGAGAGCAGTGAGATACATGATCGACTGAAAGATTTCCTCGATGCCGGCGGCAACGACCCGCTACGTGACATCGATGGCGACGATCCGAACGAATCTTTTCACCGTGCCCCAGCGATTGGAAAGATCGATCAGCGACTGAAGGGTATCGAGAAGAAGCTCAGGGTTTCAGAAGAAGGAACCCTGCACGAGCCAGCCGCAGTCGATGCCGAAGGCGCAGAAGAGATTGCCGACACCCTCGGCGACGAAGAAGTTGAAGAGGGCGAAGAGGTTGAAGAGGGCGAAGAAGTCGTACTTCCCGGTGCTGGCGAAGAGGAAGATCGCGGCGGAATCACTACGCTGGCCGACATGGCGCGTGAATTCGACCTGAAAGAAGAGGACCTGCTTCATCACCTGGAGGTAGACGGGCCTACCGGTCGAGTATCTCTTTTTGAAGCCCTCGCGCAGTTTCGCAACGCTCCTGAGTCCGCGCGGCGCTGGAACGAGATTGCCCAGGCCGAGCAGCGCCTGTCGCAGGTCGACCAGCAAATGCAGGCGCGGAACAACGAGATGGCCAGCCAGCTGGCTGCGCACACCCAGGCCGCGATCGACGTTATTACAGAAGAGTTTCGTGACATCGATTGGCGTGAACTCGAAGTCGAGGACCCCACTCGTTACCTGATCCTGAAGGGACGCCAAGAGGCGCAGCACAGAAAGGTCGCTGGCGCCGTCGACACACTGAAGGCATTACAGGCGCAGCGCGAGAGCGATTCCGCCGCTTCCGTAGGGCTGGACCGTAACCGCGAGCTGTCTCTGCTACGACAGAAGATGCCGGACTGGCAAGACGAGAAGAAGGCATCCACCGCTATCACGGAAGTGAGAAATTTCCTGACGAAGTCAGGCTTCGCGCCAGAAGAAATGGATTCATTGCAAGACCACCGGCTCCTCCTGGTGGCGTACCAAGCAGCAAAGTTCAACCAGCTACAGCAAGAGGCCCCTAACACAATAGAAAAACTGCGTCGGCTTCCACCGACACGCCGAACACTCAAAGCGGGTGCGCGTCGTGAGGGTGACCGGACAGCCGAACAGAAAGTGCATAGCCAGCGCGTGAGTTCCCTGAAGAGAACAGGGACAGAGCGGGCTGCTGCTGCACTAATCGAGGGGCACCTGTAATGGGAATAATCACGAACACGATCGAAACGTACCAACTGTCGGGAGCCGAGCATGAAGCTATGCGCGAGGACTTGTCGGACATCATCTACAACATCTCGCCGACCGAAACTCCGTTCATGATGATGATCGGACGTGGCACGGCTACCCAAACGCGCCATGAATGGCAAACCGACATCCTGTCTGACGTGAACCTGGCCAATGCCGTTGACGAAGGCGACGACATTACAGCGTGGCCGACGACAGTCGGAAGTTACCGGATCGACAACATCTGCCAGATCAGTAACAAGTTGGTGCTGGTGTCAGGAACGGCAGAAGTGGTCGACAAGGCCGGCCGCAAAAGCGAGCTGGCCTACCAGCTGGCGAAGCGTGCCAAAGAGCTGAAGCGGGACATGGAATCGATCCTGATTGCTGGCGACGCGCTGGTAACTGGCACGCCGCAAGCGAAAGACATCGGCTCAGCTGTGCTCGCGCGCCAGCTGGCACCCTACGAAACCTGGATGACAGACGGGCTGGACGCCGGCTGGACGGGCAACAATCAACCGCAGAACCTGGGAACTGGCACAACCCCCGGAGTTGCACCCACCAGTCCGAATGGCTTCTCCCCGACGGACAGCACTGGCATCCGGGTGGACGGAACGCAGCGTGCGTTCTCTGAAGCTGACCTGAAGGACGTCATCAAGCAGTGCTGGGACCAGGGTGGCGACCCAACGGTCATCATGACCGGGTCGTTCAACAAGCAGGCAGCGTCAGCGTTCAGCGGAAACACCACTCGGTTCGATCGATCCGAGGACATGCGATTGGTTACCGCAGTCGACATCTATGTGTCGGACTTCGGCGAGCACCGCATCGTCCCGAACCGGTTCAGCCGAGATCGGTCCGTTCTGGTCATCACCCCGAGCATGTGGTCGGTTGACTACCTGCGGGGGTTCCGCCAGTTCCCGTTGGCGAAGACTGGCGACGCCGAGAAGCGAGAGTTGATCGTGGAGTACACACTCCGCGCCAGCAACCCGCACGCTTCCGGCATCGTTGCCGATCTGACTACCTCGTAATCCACACAGTGGGCGGGGATTTAGGTCCCCGCCCACATAGGTGAATTCATGCCGAAAGTAGAACAGCACGACCTCGCAGAGTACAGCCTGTCGTTCCCTGTCGATATCCAGTCGACGGGCATCTTTATGTCTATTCCGATACCGCAGTCTGGGCAGATCAAGCGATGTTACGCCTGCACGTCATCGGTCG